TTCGATGGTAAACGCCGCGGGATAACCGGCGAGATAGAAAAGGTTCTCGTCCATATTACGCGGCGTCTGGTAGGTGAAGTGGCGGCGGCCGTAATTGGTGTTGACCCAGATCGACCGCAGTTGGCCGTAATCGAGCGGCAGCGCGATCGTGTCGCTGTCCGGGTCCGGCGTGATGGTGATCACCTTCTCGACAAACCGGGTCTGCAGCCGGTCACGCGCTTCTTCCTCGAACATCGTGATCATGTCGGGCACGGCCGGCGCCACCAGCGGATCACCCGGCCGGGCCAACCAATCCAGAACCGCGTTTTGCAGGTTCTGGTAACTGTCCAAGGCCATATCAGTTGCTCTATAGTGGGGATCTAGGTGCGGCAAGACTTGGCCAGGCGGGGCGAGGCAAGGCAGGGCGCTTGATCTCAAATGATGAAGTGTCCGATCCGCAGATAACGGTACTCGTTTGAGTTCAAGAGACGCAGAACCGCCTTCCGATGGTTGCGGTCCCACGCTCTGACGCCGTGCTTCTGCAGCCATTCGAGCTGGATGTCGGGTGTGATCCTGGCGGCGAGCCGCATCGACCTGTCCTTGTTCCAGCCATCCCACTCGCTCGCCAGGCGCTTGTTGGCCTCGATGATCGGCGCGTGGTCGACCGTGCGCCGGATAATGCAGCGATCGCCGTCGGGATCGTATTTGTAGTGCTCGACCGCGCCCGTCGTGGGGTCGCGGGATAGGAACCGCCAGTCAGTCTCGGACATCGGCCTCTAGGCTTGCGACCCGCGCGGCCAGCTCCTTGACACAGTTCACCAGCGCGAAGATGAGCGAGGTTGTGTCGAGCGTCTTAATCTCCGTCGGCGCGCGATCATCAGGATCGAGCAGCCTACTCATCGTGCCGACCATCTCAGGCATGACGCCCTCGACCTCGTCAGCGATCAAGCCAATATGTCGCCGGCCGTCCTCTACCGTACCACCCCGCCCGTTGAAACAATAAGTAATCGGACGCAGCGCTGTGACCTCGGCAAGACCAGCATCGTAGCCCCATACATCACGCTTGATACGAATATCGCTAGATTGCGTCAGGCTCACGCACACCACATTGCCGTTCGGTGCGTAAAAGGCGGTGCCATAGTGGTCGCTTTCAACCGCGCCGCTCGTGCAACGGATGGCGACACCACTGCCAGCCCCACCCTCATCAGTGCCTGCTACCGCGATGGTTTGGCAAACGATGTTCCCATTAGGGAGATAGAGCGCGGTGCCGCCGGCGTCGCTCCTGATCCCGCCAGCGGTCGCATAGATCGCCTCTCCACCGCTGCCGCTGCCGTTATAGCTGGTCTGGATAAGACCGCTGGTGTTAATGCCGCCAGCGCCGTCGCCCGTAATCGGCACATAGGGATTGAGCAAGATGAACCCGCCAGCTCCAGCGTTGAGTATACCCTCATGAATTAACTGTGGCGTAAAACCTTGAATGATGTCGTTCGCCTGGATCGGAACCCAAACACCTGACCCATGCACCTTATAAATCGGCTGTGCGCCCAAACTATTGACCTGGAACCGATCGCCGCCGATCGATGGTGCATTTGGAGCGAAGGTGTAGACCTCGCCATCCATATAACTGGTCGGATAGACCGGATTGGCGGTCGTGAAGGTGTATACACCGCTCGCGGGCGTGATCGCCTGCACCGGATTGATCCGATCCCAGAACCGCTTGAGCGCACCCTTATCCCCGCGCGCAGTATCGTTGACGCCACTGGGCATCATACCCTCGGGCCAACCGTTCGGCGACGCCTTGTTGTTCGAGGCGTCGGTCTCGAACCAGTTAGTGTTGTCGCTCAGATCAGCCATCGCAATGTCCTGAAAAAGAACGGCGACCCGCCCGGTTGCCCCCGTGGGAGGGGAAGGGAACCAGGAACGGGTCGCCTGACCTCGACGCGGCCAACCCCAGCCGCGTGGAGGGTACGATTACACCAGATCGACGACCGCGCCGGAGCCAGCCTCATTCCTGCTGGACAGCGTGTATTCGCCGACGAGCATCTTCTTCTCGTTGTCGCCGGTCTTTGCCAATTCAACCAAGTTGATCGGGCGCAGCCACGCCAGACCCCATAGGTCAGAGTTGATGATCAAGGCGTCCCGGGTTCGCATAAAGCGGTCAGGCTTGATCTCGACGCTGCCAAAATCATAGACATATACGTCAATGCTGTTGACGAGCTTCTCTTCCTCGGCATTGACGTACCGGGTGTTGTTGCCGGTGAACCCCGAGATCTTGGTCTTCTGGCTGCTGTTGACCAGCACCATTTCCGGCTCGTCACCGCTGTTGGTCCAGATCGACGCGAGCGCGGTTTGCAGCATCGCCTCGGTAAAGGCGACTGGGGTGGTGCCGTCGGTGCGGGCGTTGGTGCCGTCGCCCGCGGGATTGGCCCCGCCAGCAACGACATTCGCCACGTTGGTCTTTAGCCACGCCAGCACACTCGCGCACTTGGCCGGCGTCGCGCCGACAGTGCCCACAGCGCGGGCCTGGTTAGAGAGCAAGATGGTCTCGATGTCGCGCTTGAGGGATTTCCCCTTCTTGGCGACCTGATAGCCCATCTCCGACTTTCTACCCGCTTTGTCGACCGCTTCCTCGGTCATCGAGACAATGACCGTCTTGCGGCTGATCTGCGAGTAATTGCCAAGGCGAACGGTCGGCACTACCGCGTCGTAAGTGCTGATGTCGTCGCCCTGTATTTGTGCGTTTGCGCCGTTTGGAGTTTCCAACGCGTCGCTTTGCCATTCATGGTAGACCGCCGTTGCTTTTTCTCTAGCAATAGACGTCATAAAAGGTGTTTCCGGTTGTGTTATCGCGCGGCTCTTTATCCGCACTTCTGCCGGTTACCCGGCAGTCCAGACTATATCATCCCTTTCGGGCGGGGCGCTCGTGGAGGCAATTACTGCCATGGTCGCTTCCCAGCGACGGTAGGCTCGGCCTCTAGTCGTTACACCTTCAACGGGCTTTCGCCCGTCGCTTGGCTCGGGATTGTCCTCGGCATGACCCGGTCGGATGTTCCCCGAATTAACCCCGTTTGCATCTGACGCAGCAATGCTACGTCAGTGGACCGAAAATCCAGTCGGAGAGATGTTGTAGATGATGTCGCTGAGGTCTTCCCTCAGACCGACCGCAGTGTAGGTTGTGAACGTGTTTCCAAGTAGAGCCATGACGAGATACTCCGGGGATGCTTCCCCCGGCGCGATCGGGCGAAATTAAAGGATTTCGGCGATGAGCGATCCGGCGTCGCGCACGCTGTTCGTGCGGCCCAGGCGATTGACGCGTGCCTGCAAGCGACTTCGCGGCCCGCGGTCATTGTCCTGGCTGGTGCCGGGAGCCCTGACCTGGGGAGCGACGTTGTTCCGTTTGGTGTCTGCCGATGCCGCAGCACTGATCTGCCGGTCGTAGAGCATCGCCTTTGTCGCGATGACCACCATCCGGTGATCGTAGGCCGTGCTGATTTCCTGCGGGGTGAAACCACCCCTTTCGGCAAGATAGGTGCTCAGATCCTTGCGAAGCTGAGCACCTTTCACCGAGTCGCCGTAATCGGGCATCTTTTCGTTAAGTGCCTGATGCTCCTTAGCGACGACCTCGCCCAACTGTTGCTGCTGATACTGCGACAACTGGGCTTGCTGTTGCTGGAACTGTCCTTCAATCGCGCCGAGCCGGTTTCGCAGATCCTCGCGCATCGCCTGAAGCCGAACACTTTCGGCCGGGTTTTGCTGAGCAAGTGCAACCCAATCGACATTGCTGAACGCCTGTGCCTCCGGCACTGCCAGCGTCAGCATCTTTTGAAGGCCTTGCAGATACTCCTGCCTCAAGGCCACAGCCGCCTGGCGTTCGCCGTCGTAGGAACGGCGGGCTTCGGCGGCCTCCTGGCTGCGTTGGGTCAGGACGGCTTCCCGTTGGCTCTCCCGGCGGCTGATCGTCTGCTGTAGCGCGGGTGGGAGCTTGGTAAAGGCTTCCTGTTCGTCTCGTGTCCATGACGCCGGCGCGGCGATGGCAGCCGTTGCGGGCTGTTCGCGCTGACCTTCGCCTTCATCTCCGGTGGGCTCGTCGGCTCCGGTATCTGGTGCCTCATCGGCACTAGATGGCTGCTCGGCGCGCTCCCCTCGGTCCCTGCTGGGCGGCGCCGGCTTGTCGTCATCGGCCCCGTAGAGCAGGCCGGCGATCGCATCGCCCGCGCTCCTGGTATCGGTGACCGTATAGGTACGTTCGGCGCCATGATCCGCGCCATTCGAGGCGGGAGGCGGCGCAGGGGTAGAGACCGCGCCGCCAGGATCGGCGGCGGCGTCTGGCATGCCGGCCATTGTGGGGGGAACCTCAGTTAGTAAGAGCTAAGCTTCGCGATCGGCGCGGATGCGCGCCGCCGAGCGGTAAGTGATGAGTTTCTGCGTCACCCGATCGAGGGCGTGCATCTCGTACCAGAGCTCCTCGCGCCGGACCTGCTGCGCCGGCTGGGCGGCGAGCCACTCGGCGTAGAGGTCGGTGCGAAGCTCCTTAAAAGCCTCAGCAAGAGTCGGGTCGTTTAAGAGGCGGTGCGCCGCATCGCCGCGACGGTGAATGTCGCCCAGCGGCGCCGGCTCGTCATCGGGGTGGTAAGCGGGAAGCGGCTTCGCCGACGGCTCACGCCAGAACCGCCTCATCAGAACTCCGGCGTCGGCTGCAGGTTCGCCTTGTGCGTCTCTAAGAGCGCCGCGTTGCGCGCCTTCATGCTCTCGACTTCAAGCTGGTTCGCCGCGCGCAGCCGCTCGATCGACATCGCGGTTTCCTGCTTCTGCTGCTGCAACAAGAAATCATGCTGCATCTTCTGGGTATTGAGCTGGTGCTCGTGCTGCGCCTGGAGTGTCTGCAGCGAGGCGTCGTGCTGCATCTCCATCTGCGCCTTCTGCTGGGTCAATTGCTGCTGCGCGCCCGCCTTTTGCTGATTGAGCTGACTGGCGGCCTGGGTCTTCTGCTGCGCGAGCTGCATCTCCATCTGCGCCATCTGCTGCATCTGCTGCGCTTGCGGGTCGGGCTTCGGCGGCTGCGGCGGCCCGGTCACGCTCGGCGGCGGCGGCACCGTCGGGTCCTGTACCGCAAAATTGCTCTTGA